CGACCTCTTCATCAGGCACAACTGCAATCAGTTCGTCATGCACCGTGCCTGCTATGGGGTACTTCTTGTTCACCCGTAGCATCCCATCCGTCATCACGATCCGCGCCGTGCCCTGCACCACGTTGTTCGTGATCTTCCCCGGGTACAGCTTGGTCTCGTCCGCGCCGTACACCCACTGCAACTGCTTGGTGTCTTTGTCCTTGACTTGCCGCAGGTTCGGGTACAGGAGCCGCATGCCGTTGGGCAATACGATCTCCTCCTTTTTGAAGGTAAGGCATTTATACACGACCTCTTCGCCGCCGACAAGGCTCTTCAACAGAAGCTGCCCCATCAGTTCCCAGAAGGCCACCACGGGCCACGCCGTGGCGCGGTAGATGTCGATGATCCGCTTGGCCGCCACGCAGTGCGTGAGCAACTCCTCGTCGGTGCAGGTGTGCGGGATGTCCAGCATCTTCTGCACGTTCTCCTCCTTGGACAGGAAGCGCTCGACGTACTCGCGGTTCACCCCCAGCTTTTGTGCAAACGGCTTGTCGTAGCGCACCGGAGGGGCCCCGAGGAAGCCCACCAGAAGCTGCTGCGCGAAGCTCGCCCACCCGAGGCCATACCCGCACCCGAGCAACGCGCTCTTGGCCGACTGCCGCAGGTCTGGGTGGGTCTCCTTGGTCATGCCCGGGATGCCGAACATCTGCGCGCCGAACTGGGCGTAGGCATCCTGCCCCGACTTGAAGATGTTCAGAAGTTCGTCGTAGTCAGCCAGCCATGCCAGCACCCGGGGCTCGATCTGGGACAGGTCGCCCACCACCAACTGATGCCCCTCGGGGGCCATGATTGCCTTGCGCAGGAACGATCCGCGCTTTAGGTTCTGCATGTTGATGGCGCTCCCCTTGGAGGCGGTCCACCGCCCAGACAGCGCGCCGTAGTAGGACAGGGGCACGGGCAGCTTGCCGCGCCGGGAGATGTCTAGGAATCGCTGGGCCCGGGTTCGCTCGGTTGTGGACTTAACCTTGAGCCGCGCCTCGCATAGGAGCGCCACGTCCTCGTTGGACCCGTTAAGTAATGCCTGAAAGAGGGCGTCGTTTTTCGCCAGCGCAAGGGTCTTCTTGCCAGTTGTCCGACTAATCTTTGTAGGCGGCTCAACCCCAAGCGCGTGGAGCGCTTGTGCAAACTTTGGGTTCGACGCCAGAACAGCTTCATCCACGCCGAGCCTCTGTAAAAGTCCTTCACGTTTCTCCCTTTCTTCCTTGAGCGCGTTCTCCAGCATGGCGGAGTCAAGCTCCAGCAGCGGGCGGGTGTACATCTTGAGCGTCATGTCGATCAGGCGTAGCTCGCTCTTGGGGTAGCCCGCGCTCAGTCGCTTGAATATTTCTTCACATAGAAAGACATCGTGCTTGCAGTACTCCGCAAGTTCTCCCTCAATCTGATGATCCAGTTCACTGAGTCCATCAGTACTGTGTACGGCTCGCCCTTTTTCGGGAAGACCAAAATCTCCTGCGAGTTTGGCAAGGGAATTGCCAACCTCCACGCCGCGTAAAGCTCGCGCCATTGATAGCGTGTCGAAGATGAATGCTGGTACAACCCCGTAGTGCCACCCCAATATGGAAACGTCGAATTGGGCGTTATGCGCAAGGACGGCGGTTCGTCCCCAGTCGATTCCAGAAACGTACTCAGGTATGTCATCTCCTCGAACCCATCGAATGGGGTCAGCGCTTCCAAACTCGTGTACGCAGAAACCGAATGCCTTGAATCGGGGATCACGGATGTACTCCTCAGTGGTCAGCTTCGACAGGGTGTAGTCCGCCTTCGACCAGCGCGTCTCAAAGTCAATCGCTAGGATGCGGTCAAACGGTGCACTCAATTCAATCTCCCGCAGTCAGGCGCTTCGGCCTTTAATAGTTCTTCGTGTAGCGGCATGGCGGTGTGCAGCATGCCGTTGGCCTCGTACTCGTCCGCGTTGATGCGAACAATCGTCTGGCTATCAGCGTCGCAGAAGATCAGCACGCCCTTGACGGTGGAGTCCCGGCGGTACAACTTGGAGAGAAGCGGCAGCAGCGAAGCGAAGCTGGCTTGCGCCGACTCGTCCATGTGCTTCACGTCCTCGGTCAGGTCCGCCATGCACTTGGCAGCGAGTTTAGGGTCCATGTTTTATTTCCTTGAGCGTTTTGATGAGCGGCTGGAGTTCGTGCAGGTTGGTCTCCCGCAAGACGATGGCTACGCCGCCGCTGTCCACGATGCGGGTGATGTTGTCGTCCTGCAAGGCCGTGGTCTTGCCCTTGCCCGCCTTGGCCTCGATGGCGAGGAAGCAGCCGTTCACGCAGCACAGGAAGTCGGGCACGCCCGAGTTGCCGTAGCCGGTGCCGATCGGCATCGCGTAGTACACGCCGTGCTCATCGAGGATGGCGCGGATTTGCTTCTTTACTTTTGCTTCGGGAGTGGCTGCCATGTGTATTGGTGGGGAATGTTAAGTGTGAGGCGCTCGCTGACAAGCACTTGACTGTTGAACACTTCGATGCTGGTGAAGCCGCTGTTGATAACCCTGTTAGGCCCTTGCGGCTCCAAGAATTTGTCGAGGTCTTCGTCCTGCAAGTGCTTGAACTCGCCGCCATCCTCCAGCAGCACGCCCCGCGCACGCAGCAATCCGTAGTTGTAGTTCCCGGGCCGAAGTTCACTTACTGTTTCGCGGGCTTGTTCGTAAAGGCTTTGCAACCAGCGCTTGTCCGCCTGCGCGCTCTCCAGCTTGCTCTCCAACTCCTTGACCTTGGCTTGCAGCGCCTTGAAGTCCTCGCGCCGCTTGGCGCGTTCCAGTGGGCTCTTTTTCCATTCTGCTGTCATTGTTGGTTCTCCATTAAAAGTGGGGGGATGTGTAGATTCAGCGCCCCCCGCCGCTGTAACTTGGAGTGAGTAGGACATACTTCGGTAAGCAGTCGGCTTGCCCTACTCACCAACGCGCAGTCGCATCTACAAGGCTTGTGCACGTGGACCAACTTGTGCCGACAGTTGACTCTTAGAAAGGTGCAGCGGGCAGGTCGGGCTTCTTCGGCTGCGTGCGCTTGCGGTTGATCTTCTCCAACAGCTTCGCATCCACGCGATCAAAGGGCCACCACGTTCCTGCCATCACCTGCTCCTCAACGCTTTTCTTCTCCGAGATTTTGCTTGTAAAACGCTTGACCATCAAGCAGGCTTTCGTATTGCTCGGCGCGTCCAGCACGCGGCGCACAACCATTTGGTTGCGGACATCTGCACGCCGCCCTCCGGGGGCGTATCTCTCTGGCACTTGTTGCACAGTCGCAGCGGATGCTGGGGCTGGGTGCTGGACGACTTTGGCAAAACAAGTTGCTGACTGACAAAACTCATTTTTTTAACACCTTTACTTTTCTGTACGACTTGACTCCCGCCCGGGTGGCGATGGTGCTGATCATGTTGTCGCTCAAGCCGAACTCAGCCGCTACGACGGCGTGCTTGACGCCCTGCTTGAGCAGGGCAACTATTTTCTCATTGCGTCGAGTCAGCGCCACCCGCTTGGCAATCGTGTCGCTGTGCGGGAACAGGTACTTCTTGATGGTCTTGGTCATCCCATCGTCGATCTCGTACGTGGAGAAGCGATGCTTGCAGTGCAGGCACTGACGCCGACGGCGCAGGAAAGTCTCGATCATTCGCGTATCCAACACCGTCGTGTCCCGCCCGCACTTAATGCAATTCACGCTCGCTCCACCACAACACGACACCAAGGGCCCCGATCAGGGCCACGCAGACGGCAAGCAGCAGGAGGACTAGGAAGAAGGTCAGGGTCATGCGAGCGCCTTTATTTTTTCGGCCAACACCTTGATGTACTCGCGTGCTTGTTCGACAGGAACTTCGGCGTGATAGAAAATCAGCGCCGCTTCCACAAGTTTCGGGCTTTGCGGGGTGCTGGTGAACACCGCCCACAGGTACTCTCGTTTTGCGCTCATTTCAAACCTCCATACATTGACCACTCTCTGGCCTTCTCCACCATGAACAGCCCCTCGGCCCGGGTCATTTTGGATGAGCGCACAAACAGTTCGCCCTCCCAGTCGTAGGCGATGATCATCACATCGCTCAGGCCGCCGTCTTCACACGTATCCAATGCCGACCTAAGCGCCTGCTCTGGGGTGTAGTTCACGCTGGCTGGCAGATGGGTTACTTTCTCGTTGTTCATCAGTACCCCCACCGGATGCGAAAGCACACCAGATAAAGGTGCAGGACAAACTCATTGCCGCCGCTGAAAAACCCCACGGCAAAGCACGGCCACAGGCGCGGGAAAAACTCGGTGGTCAGGTGCAAACTTTTTCTCATGATTTCTCCTTCGCTGCTGCAATCGCCGCGCGCTCGATGGCGCGGGCGAAGTCAACAACCCAGCCACCAAAGAGAATGCGGTACTCATCTGCGATTGGCTTGATCTCCTCATCCGTCAGCGGCTGGCGCTGGGGCGGGGCGGTGTAGGCGTATGGCGCGTATTCAACGGCAACCACTTCAATGCCGCCATCGGCAAGGCGCTTGATGATGCTCACGCAAGGGA